AATCCAGTTTAATAGTCTTTAGGCACCAAGCGCAGGTGATAGTCATGACTTTTCTAATTCTGAAAAATCAAATGGAATATCATCTTCCGCTAGTATCAGTCCAAGTTTAATAATTGCGCGGTCCCTATTATTACCCCATGCAAAATATCGGCCATAGTTAGCGCAATAATCACCTGCTATCGTTTGATAACAGATAACGTCTCTAACTTTAATAGCGCGCAATGGTTCAGTCATAATTATTAGTTACCTCTTTAGTTCCGAGTATTCGATTAGTGCTGTATAGTCTAGAGTATCTTTCAACTCATTAATAATCAGCTTTACTGATTTCTTCAACCTACAGCACTAATCCAACACTCAAAATATGCACCTAGATTCTTTACTGAGGTAATTACTCTCAGCATCATTATCAGTAAATTGCCATGATACTAGATAGGATGCAATTACTGTGCTACCTAACTCCTACTTTAGTAAGTGATAACAGCCCCACTAAAGATTCTCAAAATCGCACTAAAGATTCTCAAAATCGCGCACTTTGAGGCGGATACCCTATGCTTTCGCATAACGCACTAAGCTTAGTATCCTATTTATAGTGGCTTAGTCCACTTATTAGCTAAAGGTGTCCCCAAAAGAGGTCAATTGGTCTCTCTGTCCGGGTGAGTGTGTATCTCTCTCTATGGTATGCGAAAGGGCGCCAAAGGTCAAGAGAAATCGACTGTCCTGTTTCGAGGACGGTTTGAGTTTAGTTAGTAATTATGAAAAAAAAAAATAAAAATAGAATATCAAAACTCTCTCACGCGAACGTCCACTTTCGAGGACACCAAAACTTGACCCCTCGAATGCGGCCATTTCGATACCATAGAGAGAGACATACACTCTTACCCCCACTCAGAGAGTAGGTAAGAATTACACGGTCAGTTTAGTTAGTGAAAATGGAAGTAAATAAAAAAAGAGGCTAAGGACATCAAATCCCTAGCCTCTTGTCTGAGAGAGCAACTACCTAAATACTAGGCAATACCCAATGCAGTCTTAGCAACCTGAGTAGCATCAGCCTCAGTACGGTTCTTATCGGCCGCCATCAAAGCCTTAACCATCATACGAATCTGTGCAGCCTGATTCTCTTCCAAAGGCTTAGGCTCATAACCTGCAGCCTTCAAAGCCTTATTCTGTTCAGCAGCGCGCGCTGAAGCATTACGACGCTGATTCACGAAAGTCAGCAAGTCATCAGCATCAGGAACTTCCTTTGCAGGAATTTCGTCACCAGTTTCGAGTTCCTCATACGAATATGAGAAATCGAGTGGCGTGCGCAAATCTTCACCGAACGCCTTCGTAATCGTTGCCGTCTTGTTAGCAGTCTTAGGCATTGTCAATTCTCCAAAATACCGAATTACCGATTCTGTCAGAGTCTTGTTGAACAATCGCGTCAACAAGAGAAGTATAGCAAACGCCGGATAGACTGTCAAGAGATATTCTAGACAATCTGAGATGCGCCCAAAATAAACTGTCTCTTGGGCGCAGCCCGCATTGTCCGTTATGAATGGTCGCCGGTATAAAGCTGTTGAGTCGCGCGCTGTCTACTTCTGTAGTTTCTGAGTGATATTCAATTCATTCTTTAAACACTCAAAGCAAATACGATAGCCGTCTTTAGTTGGCCGCGTATTTCGTTTATATTTCGCGCATCGCCTGCATTTACGGATTAGATGGTATTGTTTATCAGTTACCATTATCTGATACCTAATGCTGACCTATCAGCTACAGGCAATGGCTGATATGGTGCAACTTTACGTAAGTAAAGAGCTACATTCGAGAAAGCAATTCTGTTTGCGTAAACTGTTGCTGCGGTAGCAAATGGATACGCGTGGGTGCAAACGCGGTCGTATCTGCCGTTTGCATATTTTCTGTAGAGACTATAGAGTTTCATTGATTAGTTATCTTTCTGTTGAATTTGTGATTCAACAAACTTAACAAATTCAAGAGCAGCATCGCGCAATCGAATTTTTTGGTTTCTGTCTAATTCTGCTAAAACAAGACACGCTGAAACAATCATTGATTTTTCAGTATGCTTACTCCGCATCATATCGAAAAACGTGTAAAGCGTAGTAATCATCTTGTCCTTTCAAACTGAGTTAAATTCGAGTGTTTAATGTTGCGCGCCTCATAAACGCGCAAGGGTAAAAACTCAAGTTATCGAACAGTCAACCAAATGACTCCGCCAGTAACAGATGTTACGCGGTAGTCCTGTATCTGCCATAGCTTCGTGCGATACTTCTCGCTGTATTGATTGAAAGTATCGTGAATGTAAACAACACCCTTATCGTATAGATAAGATGCGCGTCCACTTTCATGCTCCCATTCATTAAGGGTCATAATCAGATTCATACTGCCCAACCATTCTGCTTAACTTGAATCTGATAACCTGCACTCAGCATCTTGCTAACTGCAGGCCATTTCTTGTGCAGTGTTCGGCGAGTGATTAGTAGAATCAAACTAACCTCACACTTCTAATCCTTGCAAACTCGCCATACTTCTGCACGTAACGTAACGCGCGATATGCAGCATCACGTTTAGTGAAAACCGAAACTAACCTGCCGTTTGACCAAAGTTCGTATGTCATCGCAAATTCCTTTTGCTATCCCAACCTTGGGAAATTTGAGTTTCGTCAATGTTAACTAACATACCAATGGGCATGCCATCGTAGTTAGAGAGTCTATAGCAATTATAGACTGGAGTGCAATATGCTGGCGCTGTAGTTCCACCAATAACAACAGAGTAAACTTCATACAAAGTTCCTTCTGTTGTCTTTACAGTATCGCCAACCATGTAACGGGGTTTGCGCATTGTTTTACCTCACACTGAATTGTGTAGTCGTTTAGTCGGCTGAATAGATTTTAACGATACCCTCTCACCTGCAGATGAGTCTAGGCCGTAGGATTGATTACCTACTACTCAGCCGACTAAAACACTACACAGTAGTGTTTCCCGGTGTAATCTACTTTCTCTGCGAAGCTATAATCCGTTAGGGGCGTAATTTTTGGATTGTCGTTCGTCCAAATTTGAACCTTGCACGTTTCAAGCTACTGAAAAGTAGCACCTTAGTATTCAGTTACCGGAGCGTATTGGCTTGTTGCGCGGAGGTTGTCATACCTGTAACTCTGCTAAAAGTTACTGCCGCTAGCCTTGACCGAAGTTCAGGTATGTTTAGTGCTCTACTTTCGATACTGAGCTTACGCCGGTTTAGTAGCTTTAGCTGTGTCTCAGGGGTTAGATTCGCCGTTCTAAGGGCGGTCTTGCCTGAGACTAGCTCGATTCTACCGCTTTTGTTAGGCTATTATCTCGCCTACATACATCTTATCGGCAGGACATGAAAACTCTATAGTGCCTGAACCGATTTTTCTTTTGTTTTCGGCGCTCAAGGTGTTTGTCTTGAGTGCTCGCCGATACTATCTATATTGCATACGTGATGCCAGTTTAAGATTGCATAAAATTACATAAGAGTGCGCGCTTTTATACACTACGAGAAGTGTAATATGGTTGACAATAGTATGAGCTTGAGTGATACTTGCATGTCATTATACATATCTTTACTTCACACTATTATATGAAATCGCGCACTCTTATATGAAAGCGCGCGCTCTGTCGTATAGTTGCACTGTACGTTCATGGTATTGCACATAGCTCTACAAATATTCATAGTCTTGCACTGCACAAAATTATACTCCCCTATACACATCTGCACAATGGCACAGAAAATACTGTAGGTCGGGAGCTTGAACATCTGTCTTTTTAAGTTCTGTCTTTTTAAGTTTTTAAAAAATGAATTTCTAAATCACTATGTAAAATTTTTAAAAAAGCAAATTTTAAACTTTTTATCGAATTCTGTTTCGAGCTTCTTGAATTTCATAATATGGAATTGGAGTATAATTTGGATTTGAAATATTAAATACAGCTGATAATTCATAGCTTAATAATTGTTCACTTGCGCGAACAATGATATATCTTTGGTAAACGGAATCTATGTAGGTGTTATTATAAATATTAAATTGAATAATCTCGCGATTCTTTATTATCCAATCATGAGCATATTGTATATCGTTTGTGAGAATTGCAATTGGTTTCATGATTTGTTTGATTCCTTTTCTGTTAATTTCTCAATTAATTTTTTAAGTCGTTCTTCAAACATTTTAATCATTCTTTCTCTTTGAAGCTTTGAATATTCATTAAAGGCTGCTATAAAATCTTCATCTGATTTCATTTGATTTATTCCGTATCTGAACCTTTAACTTCTAACCAAGGTCTAATCATTTCACTACGAATTGCTCTTTCAAGTCTTTTAATTAAGTAAGTTCTTAATTTTTCAGACGTAGAACTTAATTCCATAATTTCTAAATCAGTAAACTTAACTCTGATTGGTTCATAAAATGGAGGTTTGAATTTCATTGTTTTGATTCCTTTTGATTTGAATTATCAGCTCTGTTTTCGTAAACTTCATCGACTAGCTTTTCTTTGACAGAACTCCAATAATCATTTCTGCATTTAGGTCTACAGAATAATTGCCATTTGGTTTTCTGTTTGAATGGTTCATTGCAGAATTTACAGGGTATAACTTTATATTGGGAGTTATCTGGTTTTGATTTGGAATTTAATTTAGTATCCATGAATATAATCTTTCTTGGATGGAAGACTATTCATAAAAATTATCTAAAACTTGGGTGAGCACCCTAAAAACCGCCACAATGCATTGAGAGGTGCGCGCTTCGTAGCTGACCAATCCTACGACTAAGCTGTCAGAATGAAACGTGGAATAGTATAATGCAGAACAAGACCATATGCAAGGGGATTCCCGCCGGGTATCATACTTTCATCAGCAAGTTCCGGCGCGAGCTTTAGCTAATTAGTTCATGTAGGAATCACTAAAAAGGAATAAACAAATGCCAATGGGGGTTGTTAATTCTAACGACTTCGATGCTGAAATGATAAAGCTTGGCATTGTAGAGAAGCGCGCGCCTGATAATACTATTGATAATACTGTCAAAGGAACTACGGAGGAATCAGAAAATAAACTACCAGTAGAACTTCCAATAGAGCTACCAAGTATAAGTGAAGCTTCTATCGAAATAATCAATCGAGGCAGAGGCTTAGGAAGTAAAGAAGTTCCTGAAAGTCTAAGAAAACTAATTGGTGAAAATGCATTACTTGAAGGCTCAGCAGCAACTAAGCACTTAACAGATGCTTTAGGTATAAGTGATTCAAGTTTAGCTGCATATAAACACTCCGCTACATCAACCGCAAGTTATCACAATCCATCTCCTGAATTAAAATCCCGCCTAGATAAAGTAAGAAATAGAATTACAAGACGCGCGTCTTTTAAATTACTTAGAGCGCTTAAAAGTTTAACTCCGGAGAAACTAGATGCAGTAAAAGCTAAGGATGCATCTGCAATCGCCAGAGATATGTCTGCGATTATCAAGAATCTTGAGCCAGAAATTCAGACTAAGCAGGGAAATCAGAATAATTTTGTTTTGTATGCGCCACATCAAGTAACAGAAGAGAAATTCGAAGTAATACAAGTGAACGACTAATGAGTGAAACACAGTTTCCTTTATTTATTGCCATGCTTGGTAGTATTTTTACTAGCATAATAGGAATCTATGTAACTTTTTATAAAGATAAACAAGCTAGAATAACTGAAGCACGTAACAGACAATGGGATATTGAAGATAGAGAATATAAAGCGCGTGAGCTTGAAAATAAAGTTACAGCAACCGCAGAAAAAATTGAAAGTAAAGTTATTAAGTCACATGAAGTAATAGTTGAAAAGCTTGAAGAGAATACTAAGATTAGTGAGAATGCATTTCACGAAGCAAATTCAGCGAAGTTAGTTATTGCTGATTTAACTAGAATATTTGCTGATGCAACTCATGCTGGTAATAAAGCTCAAGATAAATCTGATGAGAGAATAGATAAACTTGAAATACCAGCCCAGGAAATAAAAGTAACTGCTTCAACCTCTGAAATATTAAACCGTGTAGATGAAACTACACAGACTACACTGAAAGAAATTCAGAAGAAAAAATAATGTCGTTAGGAGAGGATGCAACTTTAAAAGAGAGATTGCATCATGGAATAAGACATGCATTTTCAAATGTTCTTACCGAATATTATTCGAATCATCTGGAATTACTAGATAATAAGGAAGCATTAGAAAGAGCTACATACAAACTATTTAAACTAATGGATATTATGTTAGCGCATTTAAATGAAGTTGAATTTGATGAACTAGAAAAGAAAATTCAAGACTTCAATAATGACTTATTAAATAAAAAACTAGATAAGTGAAAGTAAAACATTGGTATTATCTTGAAGGAATGAATCCTGAGATGTGGGATAAGGGCCATGAAAAGTATGGCAAGCCAAACAAAATCGTTGGTTGGTATTTAGGTATGGTGAGCGGTACAAGAAATTGGCATGCTTTTGAAATTCAGACGAAATCAGGTGATGAAGGTGTTTTGTTTATGAATGATGCTGACATTGCCAAGTTAAAAATTACTGAGATTGTAGAATAAACATTATCGGAATGAAATAAAATGATAACACTTCCAATTGGTAGACCTACCGCAATAGTTCAGAATACAATTTACGCGCTTCCAGGTAGACGAGTATTACTATTTTCTGATGCTGCTGCTCCAACATTTTTTCAATCAAATACAGAAGCATTTACTGCGAGTATTGCTGTAGTATTAGCTAATGGTCAAGCTGAATTAGCAGGTGGATTCCTTAGATGCACTAGTGCTACGCCGGGTAATATTATTTTGAAATAAAGTTGGTGCTGAATAATTCTGGTGCCGAAGGCACGTTTTAATGTGAATGCCAATTTTGTTGAGTGAAACTTGTTTATCTTTGGACCACATAGTATAATTATTAGTCCCAAAATATTTGAGAAAAATAAAATGGACGACATACAAGGTTTATTTGCTCTACTTAAAGAAGCAAAACTTCAGCATGATAAAGCTATCAAACTAAACAAAGAAGCGCAAATCGCGAACATGAAAACTCAAGAAGAATTACTTAAGACAGAAAAAGTATTATCTAATGCATTCAGAGCAATATTAAAAGAATTAAACTTACCAGATTACTTTGATTTTAATGAGTTAAACAAATGAACTTACTAATTCTACTCATCATCTTAATCCTCTTATTTGGTGGTGGAGGATTTGCTGTAGGTCAAACTGCAGGCGGAATTAGCCTTGCTGGAATCTTATTAATTGTTTTGATTGTTCTTTTGGTTACTGGCAGAATTTAAAGTTCAGGGAGACAAAAACAAATGAATCTCAAAGTTTACACACCAGAAGTAAAAGAAGAAAAAAATCCTCAAGGAGTAGTTACTACACCAGGTAAACCCGCAGCAGAAAGAACTCTAGGTAATGTCAGATTTCTAGAACTAGACTTCGACAGAAATATCTTCACAGTTCAGTATATGAGTCCCTCCGGCGTCCGCACTCGCGAAGACGGAGAAATGAATACTCTTTTTAGGGATGTAAATAATCGACCAGATAGTGTATTTACTAGTAGCGATGAAAATGCTAGAGTTGCTAAATCAGTTCCAGTTGAATCAGCAGTAGGACATCTAACAGACCCTACTACAGTAAATACTAGTGGAATTACTAAGGGTAGTCAGCAAACTAAAAAGTAACTAAAGATTCATAATGGCTTTCGACAGGGATAGTTGGACACCTAATAAAAAACAAGCTTCATTTCTGGCTATCCCTACGTCTATTAAAGAAGCGTTCATTGGGGGTTCAAACGGTTTTGGAAAGTCCGACGTATTACTTGTTTATGGATTAATACACAAATGGCATGAGAATCCTAGATTCAAACAAGTATTCATGCGTCGGACTTTTCCAGAATTAAAAAATGAAATCGTTCCGCGCAGCAGAGAAATATATAAAAAATTTGGCGCGTCCTTTAATAAGACAGATATGATATGGACATTTCCAAGATTAGACCAATACGGTTCAGGAGCGATAAATTCAGGAGCAATGATATTCTTTGGTCATTGTGAGGATGAATCTGATGTTTATAAATATGACTCGATGGAAATTAATCTATTTACTCCAGACGAGCTTACTTCTTATACTGAATTCATTTATCTATACATTGGTCTCACTCGCGTTAGAACTAGTGACCCCTTGCTACCAGCTATTATTAGAGCTGCAGGCACTCCAGGTGGAGTGGGGCATACGTTTGTTAAAAAGCGATTCGTAGACCCATATCCAAATGGAAATGTAATATTACAAGGTAAATCAGGACTTAAAAGGATTTACATTCATGCAACTCTAGCAGATAATCCACATATTGACCCTGATTATAAACAATCACTTGAAGCATTACCTGAAGCAGAAAAGCGCGCGAAACTTTATGGTGATTGGAATGCATTTCAAGGACAGGTATTTGATGAGTTTAGAGATAAACATTATCCTGATGAGCCTGAGAATGCAATACATACTATCGCGCCGTTTGACATTCCTGCATGGTGGCCTCGTATAGTAATAGGTGATTGGGGAATGCGCGCTATGACTTATGTTGCATTTTTAGCAATTAGCCCTAGCAAAAGACTTTACTTGTATCGAGAGTTAATCTATCAGAATCAGAAAGTAGCTGATTGGGCGCCAGAAGTTAAGATATTTATTGATAAAGAAAAACCTAAAATGGTTAAGTTCTGCCAGTCTACAGGACAGGACCACGGAAATGAACATACTATTCAAGAACAAATTTCATCTGCTTTAGACCATCAAGTTGAACTTAGTAAAAATCAACCAGGTTCTAGAGTTGCAGGCAAGATGCTAATTCATGAATACTTACGATGGAAACCAAAGCCATTACCACCAGTCGAATCCATATCTTATAATGAAGAACGCGCGCAATGGATATTTAGAAATAGAGGTTTGGTTGAGTTTAAACAATACATGGCATCATTTAACCCACCGGAGCCCGAAACCAATATCCCAAAACTCCAAATTTTTCGTTGTGATGAATCTACCCATACAGGACATGAAAACTGCTGTCCTGTTATGATTGATACTATTAAATCTTGTTCATATGATAAGAAACGAATTGAAGATGTAGCTGAGTTTTCTGGTGATGACCCCTATGATGTTTTGAGATATTCAGTAGATTCTGCCGAAGCTTATTTCTTAGAGGCAGAACAAGAATTTATTAAAGTTCAGGCTCAAGAAGCTTTAGTTGCAAAATTAAATGATACTAACGATTGGACTGGATTCTATAGAAATATGAGAAAGATTGAATCTGAAGGTTCAGTTTATAAGCCTGTTAGGAGATATCATTGAACTTCTGGCATAGACTATTAAATCCAAATTGCCCTGATTGCGCGCTTGCTTTGCATGAATCTCAGTATTGTAAATCCTGTGAAACATTAAAACAAACAGTCGCGCGCTTAGAAGATGAAAATAGACGATTACTAAATCATTTGCTTGCGCCGAAACCAATTATACTTGAGCATTCAGAACATGAAGAATTAGAACCTATTAGGCCTGCTCATGTTTCTTGGAATGCTAGACGACAGATGCTAGAAGCTGAAGATAGAGCAAAAGCTAAAATTCTTAGAACACAAAAGCTTGAAGATGAAATTCTTAAAAGTAATGCAGCTGGTGGATTGAAAGAAGTTCCAGCTAAAGGTGGATTAGTATAATGCCAGACTTAAATCCGCGCGACCCCAATAAATTATTGAAGCCCCCTACAAAAGGTCCAATGATGCGTGCGGCTAAGCCTCATGAAAGAATTGGTGATTTTTTTAGAGATATATATGAAAGCGCCGCCGCGCAACCTTTAGGTAGAATTGCGGATGCTACTGGCATTACTAATTTATCTGGTATGATTAAAACTGCTTATACGCCTGATACTGGAGTAAAGTTAGGTATGATGCCGGGTCCACCGGGTAGTAAACTATTAAGTGGGCTAAAACCTACGGCATTTAGTGAAGCAGATGAAGTAGAGAGATTAATTAGAGGAATGGGTAATGACAATGTTAGTGGACTTCAACATATAGATGATGTAAGCGGCATAAGAAATAATGCTTCTGGCACTGGAATGGATTCAATAGAAGCATTATCACGTAATGCAGGAATGAAAACTAGAGGTGAACAATTTGTAGTTCGTAAAGGTGGAACTACTAGACCTTTAATTGGTCCTGAAGCTGTAGATTATACTCCAAGACGTGGTGAAGAATATGGTATTCTTAACGCTGACGGAACATTCAGATTATTGAATAGAGGTTTGTAATGTTTAAAAAGAAGAATGATAAATCAGACGACAAGAAGGATAAGAAATCAAACAAAAAGAATTCAAAGTCAGTTGAACCATCAGAGGAATTTAAAAAGAAGTTTCTATTTAAAAAGAAGTAAATGAAACCAACTCTAACTGCCGACGAAGAAAAACATCTCAAAGTAATCGTCGAACATTTCGAGGATGAAGATAGAACTACGCGCCAACGACAGATACTACAATGGCGTAGACTAAAACTATTCTGGGATGGATTTTCTCATCATTATTATAGTGAAGTCGCGCATGATTGGAGAATATACAACCCAGATTCTGGAGAAAATAATGACCAAGAACATTATGATAAACCTGTTAATATATTTAGGGCCTATCTTGAGTCTATTATTGCTGCTTTATCTGCTACGATTCCATCTATAAAATGTTATCCTGATGATGCGGAAAATCAATTAGATTTGATGACTGCTAAGGCATCAGACAAGATAGCAGAATTAATCTATAGACATAATGATGTAATTCTAATTTGGTTACATGCACTTTATATTTTCTGCACTGAAGGTATGGTTGCATGTTATACTTATTCAAAATCAGATGAGAAATTTGGAACTTATAAAGAAAATAAATTTGAAAAAGTAAATGAAATTACTAAAGAAAAGAAATGCCCAGAGTGCGCGTTTGGATTTGATAGTGCTAGTGTAGGTAATTCACCAACAGCAGTTTGTCCGAATTGTGAAACTGAAGTAATTCCAGTAGAGACTGAAGTTGAAATTGAAGTTACTAAGTTAGTTGGAACAACACAGAACCCAAAAACTCGCCAGTGTATGGAAGTTTATGGAGGAACTTACGTTCAGATTCCAAATTATGCAAAGAAACAAGAAGATTGTCCTTATCTGATTTTTAAGTTTGAAACTCATTATTCAAACGCGCGCAACCAGTATAATCATATTAGAGATAAGATTCATGAGGAACGAACTAGTTCAGGTGAAGAATATGAAAGATATGCTAGGGCTAATGTTCAGTATCAAGGTGAACAAGCAGAAAATAACGTAACAATTAAGAATGTTTGGTTAAGGCCATCTGCATTTGAAGTATTAGTTGAAGAAAAGGATTCTAAACATTTTAAGGGGAAGTTTCCAAAAGGACTAAAAGCAGTATTTGTAAATGATATATTTGCTGAAGTAGTAATTGAAGAACTTGATGACCATTGGACTTTAACTCATAATCCGTTATCTGATTTTATTCATCATGACCCAATAGGTTTAAGTTTAGTATCAACTCAGGAAATAACTAATGATTTAATTAGTTTAGTCCTCCAAACTATCGAACATGGTATTCCTCAGACTTTTGCTGATACTAGAGTTGTAAGTTTTGCAGGTTATAAAACTTTAGAAGTTGCTCCAGGTGCAATATATCCTGCTACTGCGCCTTCAGGTAGAACATTAAGTGATGGGTTCCATGAAGTTAAGACTGCCACTCTCTCACAGGAAGTATTGCCTTTTGCTCAGCAGATTCAAAATCTTGCGCAGTTGGTATCTGGTGCTTTACCTAGTTTATTCGGTGGTCAGATTGAAGGTTCAAAGACAGCTTCTGAATATAATATGTCTAGAACCCAAGCCTTACAGAGACAACAAAATACTTATAGAATCTTTTCTACATGGTGGAAGCAGATATTTGGAAAGGTTATACCTTCTTACATTAAAAACATGAAAGAAGATGAAAAATTTGTAGCTAAGGATGAATCAGGAAATTTCATTAATGTATTTATCCGTCGTTCTGAAACTGAAGGAAAAATCGGAAATATTGAATTAGACCCCTCCGAAAATCTACCTATGACATGGATGCAACGTAAAGATGCAATCATGAATCTAATTCAATTGAATAACCCGCAATTACTACAAATGTTATTTGCTCCTGAAAATATTAGCCAAATTAAAGAAGCTATTGGATTGACTAGTATATTTATTCCAGGTGAAGATGATAAGGCTAAGCAATATGATGAAATTAAACAACTTTTGGATTCTAAACCTATTGAAGTTGCGCCAACTGAAGAATTTATGTTAGCTGTAATGCAAGCACAAGAACAAGGATTAGAACCCCCACCACCTGAAGAAACACCATCAGTAGAAGTAGATCCAATATTTGATAATCATCAAATTGAATTTACAATTATTCGTAATTGGATGGTAAGTCCTGCAGGCAGAGAAGCTAAAATTAAAAATCCAGATGGTTATAGAAATTGCTTGTTACATGCTAAAGGTCATCATTTAGCAATGATTGAACAACAGCCACAAGCACCAGTTGAGGGAGAATCTAATGTTCCTGTTGAACCTGCTACTGAATCTGCTCCAGCCGTTTAATGCTCCAGAAGATGCTAGTTCTGGTAGTGGCGCAGCCGCCGAAGAATTATCTATTGGTGAAACTATTGAACTATTAGATGATACTGATAAAGAAGAAACTCTAGACCTAGATGATGAAAAGGAAGAAAAAGAAACTAAGGAAGAGAAAGATAAGTCGAAAGACGAGTCTGAAGAATCAGAAATTGAATCAGAAGACCTAGAATTAGTAACTGCACCTAAGCGTAAAGAAATTTTAGC